ACGCGGCATGGGTATCCCGCTCGGGAGTTCATCAGTGATCCGAGTTGGATACCCATGCCGCGTTTGGCCAGCCATTGCTTGTTCATGCACAGGGAGACGTTATCCCTGCGCTGGTTGCGGGTGGCGTTGGTCTCGTCCTGCAACCCGCTCATCATGTTGGGAAGGCCGGAGGACACCACGCGGAAGGATTCCGGATTGTACTTGGTTAAAGAGAAGGGCCGCTTGTGGTGGACGAACTTGTCAGTCACCCGCTCCGGTTCGGTCACGATATGTTCGTCGCCAAGCGAGATAAACGTCCAGTCCGTCCCGCCCGACCGGAAATAATTCTCCACCACCCAAACCTGGCGATACGATAAAGCCGGTCCGTCCGACGCGGACCCAACATTGTTCTCCGAGGGGTCCTGCATCCCCCCCTGCCGGGTCTTCCGCACTATGTCGATCGTCCACGGGCCTTCCGAGAGTTTGTCCCAATCGACTTTACCCTTTGGTTTCTTCCATTCCTTCGATACAAACTTCGCCTCGACATCGGTCACGTACATCGGCGTCCATTGACGGAAGAACGGCGAATCCTGCGCCGGGTTGGTGGATGTGCAGCGGTAGTCGATTTGAACCTGCTCGAACGGCACGACCTCGAAGAACGGCTTATCCACCACCGGCGTCGTCACGGTGGTTTCTACCGCCTCGCCCGTATCCGGGTCGATGCCATTCTCCTTCGATTCGGTTTCCGAGTAGTCCCACCCTGTTTTCCCCACGCTGTTCCCGTACTTGACCGTCGCGTGGGCGAAGTCCACCAGGAACATGAAAAACGCCGTCTGCGCCTCAAGGCGGCGGTTCAACACTTCGTTGGTAAAACGCTCCTTGGCCTCGTCCAGCGAATACTGGCACGTCACAATATCGTCGGAGAGGAAGAAAGCGTTGACGAGCGTTTTCGTCCATTTATCCACGCGGGTCTGCGTCTTCGGGATGAACAGGCAGGAGCGGCCACGGTCAAGATAGTCCTGAAGGTTCCTCAAAATTCCGTGATATGCGTCGTCGGCTTCGCGGTGCTTAACGTCGATATTGGTGGAGCGGTAGTCCTCGCAATAAGTGGTTGCGTCCTTCATCAACGTCTGGAATTGCTTTTTCGTAGGCATCTAGTACCCCACCCGAGAGTTTACGGCCTTGTACATGTTCTTCTCCACCCAGCGGTCTTCCTCTCTGTCTTCGACTTCGGAGGGGAAGTAGCAGTCCTTGATGACATCGTAGAGATAAGCCAGCATATTGATCCCGTCGTCGTGCCAGAACGGGAAATTCGACATCTCCAACCGCAACCGCTCCATGTAGGCGTTCGGCACGTCCGACGAATAGTGAATCTTCCCGTTGTTCAGCGGCCAAGACAGGGCGCTCTCGATCAACTTGCGCTTCGTCCGCCCGGCGGGACGCAGCAGCACGCCCACGTCGGTCTTATCCTCGAAGGAAACATGCCTCCCGTGGGCCTTCAGCGCGGACGCGATATGAAGATGCGTCGTCGTCTGCCCGACCTTCTCGACGCCTAACCTCTGCACCATGCCGCCGCGCAGGTACATCCGCACGATCTGCTCGATGGCCTCGGACTCGGAAGACGGGGTAATCCATAAATCCTCGATGTACACGTTGCACTGGCCGATATCGTCCGTCCTCTTCTCCACGCCGATCACGCCCACGGCCCAACAGTCTCCCGCGCCGCCCTTGTTCGAGTCCAAATCTCCCGCCTGGTCGATCAGCATCACCCGGTACAGGTCGTCCGGGATCTCCTTGCGCTCCACCCGCACCATGAACCCGGGATTCAACCTCTGGTCGGCCAACGGGGTAGGATCAAGCAACTGCTGGAAGTTAAACGTCTGGTCGCCCTTCAAATCGTCCAGCCGCTTCTGTGACAGGTAGATGGGCCTTCCCGTCGCCGTGCCGTCGTGCGTGGCGGGCTTGCGCCGCAACAGGTACTTCCGCATCCCCTCCGGGGTCTTCTTGTCCCTGATGTAGATCAGTGGGTCGGCGTGGTGGTAATACGTGCCGATCACCCGGTGGTGGCCGCCCTCTTTCCCGATGTTCTGCGAGGAATCGAAGTTCATCTTTACCGCGTCCATAACATCCATCGACTTCGCCATGTCCTGAGTCGATATGTCGTCGTAAATCCGGCGGTCGAAGTGCATCCCAATCGGCATGCCCTCCGTCAACCCCCACGCCGATATGTTCGGCTCGGCCATGTTCGTCCTGCGCCGCAATACAATCCCCTCGTCCAATGCCCACAACGGGGATTCCTTCTCGCAGTTCTCCCAAATGACATCAGGAAAGCAAGCCTTCAAAAACCGGTTCGTGGCAAACGTCTCCTTGATCTCAAACAGGAACTTCTTGGCGAGTGGCTTTATATACGAAAATATTCCGGTGGACTTCTCGGGGTTGTTCAAAACGAACTGGATCGTCTCGCCCTTCGTGATGATCGAACTCTTCCCGTGCTCCCTGGCCCAAATGTCCAGTGTGAAATCCCCGGGGCCGTCCTCCACCTCCCTGCACGCGCTAATCCAAAACGGGTGGTTCGCAACCGCGTATCCCATGCCGAAATACAGCAGGAACCACAAGTCGTTCAGCATCAACGCCCGGTAGACGGATAATTCGTCCACCTTCTTCGCGGCAATGTCCGCCACGATATGCCCGTAATTGTGCCGATAAGACACCCCAGGGAGAGGCGCAAATTCGACACCGTTTATATTCACAGTGTTCAAGGCAACCCCATTTAGAAAAAATTATGCGCACTCCAGGAGGAGTATTACTGGTGACAACCGATCGAGCCGTTGGGGGGGCCTACCCGGCACCTCCATGCGGCCCAACCGGCCATCCAGGGGCATGGCCCACCAACAACCAGCACTCGTCCTGTTGGCACACATGTTGACTCACTGAGCACAGTTCATGCGCCAATCTATTGGTATATTTACCCTGATTTGACATATAATACATTACCAGACTGTTGATAAGTTTGTAATCTATCGTAATTAAAGATTATTCAGGGATGGGCGTCGAGTCGGCCGGGGCGTTACTATTAGGCAGGGCCTGGTATATCGTCAGGTCGATCTTCGTGAAGCTGATATTATTTGATCCCTGCTCTTCTTTCTTAGGATACTGGCGATCTATAACTGACATTGCACAGTCCTTAACTGTGGTGTCTTTCGGGAATACTCCAGGCTCAAGGACGATGGGTATCCCAACTTCATCCTTTTCAACTCTTCCCTTCTCGTCCCGCTTGTATTTCCTCCCTACTGGCTTCCCCTGCATGAACGTGTCTATCACTCCCGTTGCCGTTTTAACTCTCTTCTCCGTAAGGAATTTATCGAGTCCTTTTTCCTTAATGCGCTGAGTTATTCCATTTATCGATTTCGGTGAGTATCCTAGGTGCTCTAGTGCCTGTCCCGGCTGCATCCCCGCCCCGAGTAGCGCAGCTACTGCCGTTAGTTTCTCCGTCGGCTTGGCGTAGGACTTGGGCCTTGTGCGGACCTTCGTGGCCCCTCCAATTCCCCTCGGTGACTCGGCTATCGCCTCGGGCCGTGTGGCCTCAAGTTCATTTCTCGTTTCCATCGTCGTATGCTCCGTAGATCCGGTTATTCCACGCCGCCTGTTGCGGCCCGGTGAGGTCCGCTTCGCACTCGATCCTGATTTCCTTCTTCGATTGCGCGAGTGCGCCGGTTTCCTTGTCGGTTTTGCGGACGCCTTTGGTGTGTAGTTCTGCGGAGACGATTTTACATGCTCGTTTGCATCGCTGCCTGGATCGGCACTTGTCGCAGAATTTCTTCTTCATGCCTTACTTATAAATCTTCCCCTCATTGTGGGTAAAATCGGTGGTGTGCATTATGTCAAATGATCCTGTCGTAGTCGCTCAAGTCCTCTTTCAGGCGGTCGATATCGTCATACAATTGTGGCCTATGTGCCCGCCAATACGAGTTAATCCGCCTCCCCATGCACCATTGCGCGAAGCGTTCCGCCCTCTTGATGCCGTGGTTTGAGGTGATGGTCGTTACGTTGCGTTCCAACATGCTGGCCAAGTCGATGAATAAGCATATCTTTTCATGCGATTGGCCGGTCATGAACGGAGTGCCGTAATCCGGTTCAAGGCGTAGGCCCTGACAGGTCGATATGATGGTCTGTAGCCGTTTCATGTGTAACATCCGGGATCTAGGCATGGGCCATCGCCAGGAACGTGCGGAGGTGGTCGCGCTTCATTCGGTTAACTTCATCAGTTTCCGCATGTCCTCAAGGTGGTATTTAGTGGCCTCATAAAGACCTTCCGTTTTTGATTCATCCGTGCGCTTCACTCCCATAGTGCCCGCTAATTCGGCAAATGCCTTTATCATCGGGAGGGCGAAATAATCCGGAACGCGCAATGTGGGGCCGCTTATAACTTCCCCTAATTGGAACCGCTTAAATATCATATCAATGGGTTGTGCGACTGCCCTGTAATCCCCCCCCTCCTCGATTATGTACAATTCAAGTTCTCGCTTATAGTCCCTGTAATCTGCATAAACCTTTATCGTCCCGCTCCTCATTTCCCCTCCTCCTTCCCTGTCATCTTCCCCTCGGCCTTCAGCCATCCGACATCCTGCCTTACCATCGGCTCATAGCACTTGGGACACTTAACCTCGCCCCACACGTTTTTAGATGTCTCCTCTGTTACGAACTTGCCTCTATAACCACATGATCTACAAAAGTAAAATACCGCATCAGGCATCGGCTCATTGCCCCCTTTCCAAAACCATACAGTTTTAGGCATGCGTGGCCTCGAACAGCGCCCGCACATCGTCCAAACATCGCGCCGTTATGAACGTGTCCCCGAATCCTTCCATGTCATCCTTCCATTTCCGTTGATCTTCCGATAACTTGCCATCAGGCCCTTTTACCTCGATCCATATCACCGTGCCCACCTTTGTCCTCGCGAGGATGTCAGGCAATCCTGGGCTTCCGAAATGCACCCGCCTTCCGTTCATCCGTGCGGCCCCCGAGTTCAGCCTTCGGTGCCACACTTGGCGCTTTGCCAGATATTGCAGTATCAACGCCTGAACGTCTCCTTCTT